TTAGGCATATTCTTTAGTTGCCGCCTCTTCTCCGCTTCCGCCCCCGCCACTCCTGCATGTCGATAACCTGCCCTTTTTAATGTGTTTAGTACGTTCATACTTCATATCTATAGTCCCTCTAATATCTTCCTGATCTCTAGAATCTAGCTCCCTGAATTTTAGTACGATATCCACTTCGAGGTCTGATAATCTTCCTACATCACCGGTTAAAATCTCAAGCTCTCTTTTTATATCAATCCTCTCTGTCCCGGTAATTAACCAGTCTGTTGTTACATTAAAAAGCTTGGCCAATTCTAAAGCAGCGTTGCAATTAGGGATAATTTGGTCGTTTTCAATCTTCCCTATATTGCTTCTTGAAATGCTCGTTATCTTTGCCACTTCCTCTTGTTTCAAATTTAACTTCTCTCTCATCATTTTTACTCTTTTCCCCAGAGAGTTCACTTGTTCACACTCCTTGCGCTCAAATACGAGAATAGCATTTGAAGCCTAAAACCAGCTAATGAAAGGCATTCAAAAAATTATCTCTCTTATTTGAGAAAATTTGCTTGACTCATGCTCAAATTTGAGAGTATAATTAAAGTGATAGAACCACATATCACGGCTCTATTCTATCAGGAAAGCGCAGTCGAAAGAAAGCATTTTATGGAAACGACCAAAATTTTTCCAAAAAAACAGCTCTTTGAAAACTGAATCAGCCCAGCGGTAGGAGGCACGGAGACCCCGGAATGAACTTAACGGCCCGGAACCGGCTCCAGTAACACCCGAGCGATGAACCCGGCCCAGGGATGGGCCAGCCGATACAGCCCGGAAAGGGGGAAACACCAGGGCAGGCCAAGGGGGAGCAATGAGGGAACAGGGGAGCTAAAGAGGAACCGGCGATAGCGTGGGGGACCAGGGAGAACGAAGTGAGTCTACCGGATGAAAGGGCGCACAGGGGCATGTAGGGCGCGGCAAATGGGCGGCAATTATTAAGTCTATATATTGTGGAAATATTCGACTTTGACGTAGCCCTGCGAAAGGAGGTGTGTCAAAAAATAGCTCTTTGAAAACTGAATAGGACACTGGTGACCAATAAAAACAAAGGAGGCTAAATCATGAATCAAAACAAGGTCGCTCAAAAGAGAGCGCTTTTGCAAAAGCATTATGAAATGGCTTGTCATAACCTGTTGTGCTACTCCAGGAGTTACCTCATGGAACAGGCCAAGGAAGGGTTTGAGGCCGAATGGAAAGAGGCCCAGGCCGAGTGTGAACTGCTGCAGGAAATGATGGTGGAATTAGACGCCCAGGAACAAAAAGAAGCTGTCCAAGAAGTACCAGTTCTTGAACAGCTGAAAGTGGTCAAAGTATTTAGCTTCGGAATAAGAAGCCTGGGGAAGTTGTTTAGACACAGTCTGCTACATGATTACGTAGGCAGTAAGCTCAAAATCAAGCATGAAACAGACGATCATATCCTGATTTTCGATTTAAAAGACCGGTTTATTGGCGATGCAACGGCTGTTGAGGGTTAGTCATCGTTAGAGAAGTCAACAAAATCAGGAACATTACTTTCATCAAGTTCATCAAGCGTTTGTTCGACAAATCTTCTGTTTATGTAAGAGCAAGCTTCCTGAAGTTCGGTACCGACAATTATACCTTTATCAATTAAGACTTTAGCGATTGCTCTGGCATATAACTCGTTGGCACAAATTTTTGTTGTTATTTCATCAATTATCGGGGTTTTACTCATAAAATCTATATACTTTTGCCTTTTCAAATCAATCACCTCCCTTCACCTATATTTTACCACGGGAGGTGTGGAAGGAGGGAAAAAGATGACAGCGGTAATTCCCATCACCCAACGGGAGGTCTTCTTTCGCTGGAACCCTGACACCAAGCGTTACGACATCCGGGATGAACAAGAAGTGACTTATAACCGTCCGGATCAGATTGCTGTTCGCGGCGGCTCCGTCTGTGCGGTGTGCGGCGGACAAACCAGGCCGGTGTTAGATGGTGAAGCCTGGTGCGACAAGTGCCAAAGGCACCAGTAGCCAGGCGCAAGACCTCAAGGGAGGCGGTTATATATCGAAGTGCATGCAACAAATCCACTGCATGCGGTGAAAGGAGGGATTAAGGTGAGCAAAAAATGGGAGCCAACACCTTTAGGCAAGGTCATTAAAAAACGCCTGGTGGATCTCAACGAGAACCAGACTTGGTTAGCCAAAGAAACAGGGATGAACGGAAGGTACCTGCACTTAGTGTTATATGGTTACAGGTCCGGTAAAAAGTACCTACCTGATATCCTCAAGGTGCTTGACCTCGACCAGGAACTGCTACAAACCGCGTGAAAGGAGCGATAAACCGTGAAGCCGGGAAGCATTGAAGTGTTTCTAAGTGAGCTGACGGCGTTAAACCAGAAGATGGGCCGTAGCGATGACAGCTTAACAGTGGAGGATAAAAGCGGCGGCCTGAAGAGACAGCTTTTTGAGTACCAGCAAAAGGAAAAGCAAATCCAGGAAGATGTTGAGCGGGAAATTGAAGACTTCTTCTCCACCCTACACAGGAAGAAGGCTGGGATTGAAGCTTTGAAAAACATGGGTGAATATGTCCGGCAGGAGATTGCCCAGCTGGAGGAGCTTATCCGGGCTGAAAAGGCGCAATGACCCCGAGATTGAAGGAGTGTATCCGTGGCGTGAGCGCTGTTGTTACCAAAATAAATGGCAATAAAAACGGAGTGCCTTCAACCTCTTTTCCCCGAAGGCACCCCACACAGCGCATAGGACGGGAAAACCCGTTCCCATTCCATTGTACTACGGAGACCCTCCTGTGTAAAGGAGGTGGAGGATATTGCCAGAGGTCTATATAGCACTGGAGGAGGCTGCGGAATACGAAGGAACCAAGTATAACACATTTATCCAACGCATCCAGCGCACCCCGCAAGCCTTTAAGACAAGAACAGAACCCGCCACAAACGGCGGAAAAGACCGGGTCCTGGTCGCCTTATCCTCTCTTTCAAAAAAAGCGAGAAGGGCGCACAAGGAAGCCCAAAGCATTGAAGGGAGGGATGTTGTGATAGGTGAACGGACAACGGACGGCGTGCCGTGGTATGTGGATGTGGACTTGAATTGGTACATCGAAAACCATGGCAACCAGTATTACCAGGCGGTGGAGTTTACCAAGACCATCCAGGAGTTTCTTAACTACGCTGACGAGAACCGCACCGAGTTTGCCCAGGAGTTCGCTTCCTTAAAAGGAATAAGCCAGCGGACCCTGTACCGGCAGACGGAAAGTTACCTGGAGGCCAGCGCCTGGGCCATGAAATTAGGCAAGGAAGACGGCAAAAACTACGATTTTTACAAGGTTCTGGCCTTATGCCGGAAGCCGAAACAGCGCTTCACCTTCCCGTCCCTGACGGACAGAGTGAAGGCGTTCATTGAAAAATCTAATGGTTTGACAAGGAATTTGACCGCCAATAAACGGCACCATCGAGATGCTCTATGAAAAAATGAAGGAAGTCGGCAGCAATAACGGCTGGGAGTACCCCTCATACCAAACAGTGGCCAGGTACATCAACTACCTGATGGAGGAGAAGCGATACAAAAATACCCGGGTTCTTGGCGGCCAATGGGGTAAAGGAATACCGGAACAAAGTTATGGTTAAGGCTTCCCGTGACTCTAAGGCCCTGCCGGTTATGGGGGTTGTCCAGGGCGATGTCCATACCTTCGACTGTTGGGTGAAATATACATACCCCAACGGGACGGTGCAGGCCATTAGGCCCAACCTGGTGGCCTGGATGGATGTAAAAAGCAGGGTCATTGTGAGTGACTTAATGTGTCTACATGCTAATGCCCAAATTATGAAGCATTCAATTTTCAAGATGATATATAACGAAATATGCGGCAGACCATGCGGTGTTCCATTTTGTATCTATATCGACAACGGTAAGGAGTACACCGCCGAAACCCTAACGGGCCGTCCACGAAAAGAACGGGTCAGCTTCGACAGTGAGACGGTGGGCTTTTACAAAAGCATCGGCATCCAGGATGATATCCGAGCCCTACCTTATTGGTCCTGGAGTAAATCATATATTGAAAGACATTTCGGCACGGTGTGCAGCGAGTTTACCAAGTGGATGGCCAGCTATACCGGTACCCTGACCGGTTCCCGCACGGCAGCAAAAATTAAAAAGGACGTTAGCGCCATGCTGGAACGGGATGAGCTTTTGACCCTGGAAGAATTTTATGAGCTGTGGCAGAAGTGGCTCCAAGAGAAGTACCACCAGAAGGAGCACGGCGGCTTGAAGAAGATGAAGGAAGAATGGTTAAAGCCTGCGGAGTTGTTCGCCAATGCGGAAGAGCGCTATTACAAACCGGCTCCGCCCAAATCCTACGCCACCATGCTGATGATGAAGGCTGACCGGGTCAGTGTTTATAACATCGGCATCCGCAAGTTTGGCTATGAGTACCGGGCTGATGAGCTGTGTGACTACATTAATGACAAAGTAGACATCCGCTGGGAACCGGAAGACGTGACCAGGCTGTATGTTTACGCCAGGGATGGCAAAAAAATCTGCGAGGCTTTAAGTCAGGAGCTGCTCTTAATTGCTCCCAAGGTGCCGCAAAAGGCTCTGGAGGACCACATGAAAGCCCAGCGCAATCAGCTTAAGCGCGACAGGGAACGTCTCAAGGAGTACACCACTCCGTTTCATGAGCGCATTGACCAGCATGTCAATGCGCCGAGCGACACTGTGGGTGGCTTTATTGTCAAGAAGGAAGGTAAAAAACCGGTTGACAATGTGGTTGCCCTGCCGGGAGACAAGCAGTTCCGGGAAGAGGTCAGGACCAAGAAGCAGACCACTACCCAGGGAGACAATGAGTTTTACCAAAAGAAGGCGGAGAGAGCTTTGGAGATACTCCGCAAATTAGGATAAAAAACGGGAGGGATAAATAAATGGAAGCTGCTACAAAGATTTATTTTATCGCGCCGGATGTGGCCAGAAGGGCCAAGAATTACATGGAGAAAAGCGGGTTGACCATCACGGAAGTGGCCAGGACAATCAGTTATCACCGGTCGGCGCTTTCAAAGTACCTGAACGGCAAATATGAAGGTGACACCACGGACATTCAGGCCAGACTTGCTAGGTTTTTACAGGAGCGCACGGGCGAAAGCGTTGCCCTTCCTATCCAGGCACCAAAGATGCGAAAGGCACAGTTCTTCGAGAGTAAGGATGCCGCAAATGTTATAGGGGTGTGCAGCTCCTGCCAGGAGTTTACCGGACTGGGTCTGGTGGTTGGGAAATCAGGCTACGGCAAGAGCCATACCCTGGAGTATTACGCCAAGATGCCGCGGGTGGCCTACATAGAATGTGATGACATCATGAACAGCCGGGACATGGTGGAGGCCATTGAAAAGGCCTTGGGCATCCCCTCTGGATACGGCACCATCTGGAAGCGAGTTAACGGCATCAAGGAGTTTTTTAACGTCAACAAGGGATATCTTCTGATTGTGGATGAGGCAGACAAGCTGATCAGCAAGTACACTCAAAAGAAAATGGAAATCCTGCGTGCCATCTTCGACCAGTCCGATGTGGGCTTGGTCATCGCCGGGGAACCGAAGCTTGAGTCACAGATTAAAGGGTACCTGGCTCGGTTCGCCAATCGGGTGGACTTCTATTACACCCTGAAAGGGCTGACTCAAAAAGAAGTCCAGGAGTACCTGAAGCCCTTCCCCTTCGCCGATGAGGCGCTGCAGGAAATGGTTAAAAGGGCGACCAATAGCCAAAGCGGTTGTTTCCGGCTGCTGGACAGGACACTGAACAACATCATCCGGTTGTTGGACAACCCGGACGGGGATGACCCGACAGAGATCACCCTGGACCTGATTGCCAAAGCCAGTGACATGATGATGCTCTAGGGGGGTTGCTGCTGTGGAAGAAGTAAAAGGCTTTAATCGCCCAATCAATCAGTTAAAGGAGGTTGTGAAGATGGCAATGGCAGTGAAGGAGTGTGTTTTAGACAACATTAAGGTCCAGGAACTGGACAGATTGTACCGGGAAACCGGCATAGCGGTGCTGTGTGAAGACGGCCATGCAGTCAACTTTTTCAAAGAGGAGGAGTAAAACATGGGAAGAGTAAGAATTCCTGACGAATCGGTTTTAAAGAACTGGGAAGACGTGGACATGAACTTCAAGGAGATGGGTGAATGCCAGCTTCAGCTTGAGCAAATCGAGGCTGATATGAACCAAAAAATCAGCGACCTGAAGCTGGAGGCGGAAATGAAGGCCAAGCCTCTCAAGGATAGCATCAAGGTGCTGGAAAGGCAGATTAAAGATTATGCCGAAGCCAACCGGGATGAGCTGGGCAGCAAAAAAACCAAGTTTGTCAACTTCGGGAAGCTGGGCTTTAGAAAAAGCACTAAAATTAAGTTGCCCAGGGCGGCCAACAAGCTGCTGGAAGTGATTAAGAGGCTCAGGAGTTATGGCATGACCGACTGCGTCATCCAGCCACCGGAGAAGATTGACAAGGATGCCCTAAAGAAATACCCGGAAGCCGACATTTTAAAGGTCGGAGCCACCCTTGATGAGGAGGATACCTTCTGGTACGAGGTGGACCGGGAAAAACTGGCGGACCTGTAGGAGGTGCCGCATGAAAATCAATTATCCTCAAATCAAGAAGATATTTGCATTAGCAAGGGACGCAGGGCTTGACAACGAGGAACTTCATGAGTTGGTTGCTGCGGTGACCGGCTCTGAAAGCATTAAGGCCCTTACAAAAAGCCAGGGCATCAAGGTGATTGACCGGTTAAACCGGGAATTGGGCTACACCACCGACAGGGCAACCGGCAAACAGGTATGGCAAATCAACAAGCTGGCCGAGGAGTTGGGCTGGAATGACAACCCCAAGCGCTTACGGGCGTTCCTGGAGAAGCAGCAAGGGGTCAGTCATCCGAAATACCTGAAGTTACACCAGGCCATGGACGTGATTGAAGCCATGAAGGCCATGAAGAAGCGCATGCAGAAAGGGGGAACCGGCAGTGGAAAAACTTCTTGAAAGATACACACCAGGGCAGCAAAAAATCATTGCAGCATACTGGGAGACCATCCGCTTCACCAGGAGAACCGGACAGGTGTCCGATGGCATCAAGGAAAAGGAACTGGAATACTGGTCTAGATTCGACCCGGCAACGGTTATCCAAGCCCTGGAAATCCACATGGATAAATACCCCCACATCAGAGAGAATTACACCCGTGGCATCTTGAGGAATTTGAAAGGAGGTTCATGCCATGGAAGGAATCGGCAAACTGATTGTTCCAGAAGCAATTCAGGAAGAAATGTCGAAGCGACAAAGCCGGTTGGCAAGCGTGACACAAGAGCAGAAGAAGCCTTCAAACGGAGACTTGCCGGGGTATGAATGCGACCGGTGCCAGGACAACGGCTACATCTACGACCCCGACCGGGAAGTGGCCTACCCCTGCCAGTGCATGGAGCGCAAGAAACTGAAAAAACTGCTTAAATCCTGCAACATCAGTGACGAATTCATCCACAAGAACTTTGACAACTTCGACATCAAAGGGGCGGATCGGCGGAAGGTCCATGCGTACAACATCGCCAGGGAATACTCAAACGGCCTGGTGGCCAGGGTGAAACGGGGCGAAAGTTTAAAAGGCGCCCCATGGATAGGCCTTTTAGGTACCTCCGGTTCCGGCAAGACCCACCTGGTCACCGCCACCGCCATCCCTCTCATCGAACTAGGAATTTACCCCATATTTTTCAACTGGGTCCAGAGCTTTTCTGAATGGATGGCCTACTATAACAAGCCGGACGAAGCCTACAAGGTGGACGAAATCAGGCAAAAGCTGTACACGTGCGACCTGCTGATTGTCGATGACGTGTGCAAGGAAAGTCAGAAAGACACCTGGATTAAAGAGTTTTACGGGCTGGTGGATTACCGGTACCGGAAGCAGCTCCCCATCATCTACACCAGCGAATACTTTTACCAGCTTATCGGTTTTCTCTCCAAGGCCACGGCTGGCAGGCTCTTTGAAAAGACCAAGAACCCGCACACCGGAAAGATGTACCTGGGCAAGATGATCCTTGCTGAGGACGAGGACCCCCTGGCCCTGGATTACCGGTTTAAAGGGATACTGTAATGGATACGGCAATTGATATTTATAGCGACACGAATGGCACGGTCTATATAGCTGGAGAATTAAGGCACCAAATATTTTGGATGTGCGAGATTTTAGGGAGAGAACGGAGAGAAATCCGCTACAACATGGACCTAAAATGCTTTGTCCTGGAGCTGCGCCAGGACATTGACAAGGAAGTCTTAAAGAAGCTTCTTTCTCAAAATAAGTAGCAAAGGAAGTCCGGCAACCGGCACGGGAAAAGGCGGACAAGAAGATAAAAATCAATCTTAAGAAAGGGGTGGGCAAGCCGGAACATAGAATCTGCCCAAAGTGCAGAACCAGGTGGCACAGCGCATGCACCAACGACTGGATGTGCGATAAATGCGGAACGAAGGTTCATAAGTAAGGAAGAAAATATTTTGAATGGAGGTCATGAATTTATGTCGAACGAACTGATTTTTGATGATTTTGGCAAGCCGAGTGTGATGGTGAAGATAGCGAAGTTTTACCTGGATGAGGTTATTGTGGGCGCTCCCCGCATCCCCCACCCTGCCTTTGTGATAGACGGGGCTGAGATACCGGAGATTTACATTTCCAAATACCAGAACATCATCGTTGACGGCAGGGCCTACAGTCTACCCTTCCAGCGGCCTGCAGGTGACATCACTTTTGATGAGGTCAGAAAAGCCTGCGAGGACAAAGGCCACGGCTGGCACCTAATGACGAACGCCGAATGGGCAGCAATCGCACTATGGACCAAGAAAAACAACACCCTTCCCAGGGGCAACAACAACTGCGGAAGTGACTACAGGCATCCAGATGAAAAAGGCATCGCGTTTGATAATTATTGGGTACTGACCGGCTCCGGCCCGGCAGCCTGGGCGCACGATCATACACCATACGGTATCTTCGATATGAATGGCAATGCGTGGGAATGGGTGGCCGGATTGAGGCTCCTGGGCGAGAAATCCAGATCATACCCGGCAATAACGCCGCGAAACACGTTGACCAATCGCCTGGAAGCAGCGAATGGCAGCCGTTAATGCTTGACAGAAAAAGTATCAAGTATTCAGAGACCGAAAACGGAATCAAGGTGACCACCGATGATCCAGAAAGAAGCTGGGATGACTACTACTTTAAGGACATTGAAACCGACATAACAGAGCCGGAAGCATTAAAATCCCTTGAAGCCCTGGGGTTATACCCGGCAGCCGGTGCCGAGATGACCGGCTACTTTGGGGCTGACTTGAATGGCGAAAGATTGCCGATCCGTGGTGGCTACTGGAGCAGCACGTCCAGTGCCGGGGTCTTCGCGTTGAACTTGAGCAACCCCCGGTCGAACGTGGGCGCGAGCATCGGGTTCCGCTCCGCTTTCGTAGCTCTGTAATCTGAAAACCTGTAATCTGGTCGGGTGGACGATAGTCCACCCGATGAAGGATCTGCGTTTCCATGGATGAGGTGGTCGGGTGCCTGAAAAATATTAACCAGCAAAAGGAGGAGAAAAAAGCATGTTAGATTTAATGGTTGACCCTGGGCACGGGGGCAAAGACCCTGGGGCTGTCGGGCCTACCGGAGTGAGGGAAAAGGATATTACCCTGAAACTGGCGTTAAAGGTTGGAAACATATTGACCACCCAGGGTGTCAAAATTGGATACACCCGCACAACGGATGTTTTCCTTGAGTTAAACGACCGGGCAGCCATGGCAAACAAAGCAGACGCCAGGTGCTTCCTGAGCATCCATATCAACAGCGCATCCTCTGCCGCTGCGACAGGAACGGAAACCTATGCTTATGCTGCCGGAGGTCAGGGGGGAAAACTTTCAAAGGCTGTACAGAGCAATTTGGTTGCAGCCATCAGGCTCCCGGACAGGGGCGCAAAATTCGCAAACTTTGCCGTGCTGCGTGGAACGAAAATGCCAGCAGCCTTGACAGAGGTTTGCTTTCTCTGCAACTCAAACGAAGAGGCGCTCCTGAAGGATGACGCTTTCCTGGACAAGGCGGCCATGGGGATTGCAAAGGGCGCTGCCTCCTTCCTGGACATCACCTGGAAGGATAGCGCTCCACAGCAGAGCCAGGAGCCGGTGGCGGAAGAACACTGGGGAGCAAATAACATCCGAAAACTGAAGGAGCTGAATTTAATCACCGGCGACCACGACCCGGAAAGTAAAGTATCATGGGCAGAATTCGCTGCCGTGATTGCAAGGGTGGTGGAGCTGGGAAAATAAAGCATTCCCATTATTCGGTTTTCGATATATAATAGGGGGTGATCCTGATGGAACTAGAAAGCTGGATAAGCGACCTGACACTGGACATGATTCTAGAGCCGCACAGAGAATTGGCCGAGATAATCGGCGTTGAGAACTTTATCAAGCTTGCAAAGGTGCTAGGCGGGAAAACAGTTTATATACCAAAAGCCGGTTCTTTTTTAAGACCGGCCAGGGATATCAACATCAAGAAGGAGTTTAACGGCTACAATCACGCCGAGCTTGCCAAGAAGTACAATATGAGTGAACGATGGGTAATGGAAATCTGTGGACCAGGTCATCATGAGGGCCAAATACCCCCTCTTTGACTTCACCAACGAAGAGGCCATCTAAGAGCCAATTCATAGAAGTGCTTGGTATATAAACTTCGGGAATAAATTAGTAAAATACCGGTATAGGCAAAAGCCTTGCCGGTATTTTTTATTTTATACGAAAGGAAGAATGATAAGTGGAAGGATTGGTGCAAGACTTCTTATTCAACCTGGCTTTAGCGATAGTGACCTTGTTAGCATCCTATGCCATCTACGGCATCAAGAAGGTAACAGACAAGTTGGTTGCCGAGACCAACAAAATTAATAGCGAGGAGGAGCGCAGGCTCATCCATGAAGCTATCTGGCGGCTGGATGATGTGGCCGCGAAGACCGTCAAAAAAATTGAACAAACTGTGGCCAAGAAAATGCGGCAGGCCGTAAAAGACGGCGTCAAGAGCAAAGAAGAACTGGCCGGACTATCAAAAACAGCATTTGACGAAATCATCAACACCATGGAACCTGAATATATCAACGCCCTGAAGACTACCCTGGGAGACGTGGACGCTTATATCATCAACACCATCGAAGCTAAAGTGTTGGATATCAAGGAAGGCGCTATCTAAATGGACTTAAACTGGATTCTGCAAACGGCCACCATAATTGGGATAGGCATCGTTGGGCATTTCCTCAAAACCACGGTGGCCGAACTAAAGGAGCAAATAAAAGCTAACTCACAAAAGGTGTCGGACGTGGAGGGTAAGCTCAACGGCAAACTGGATGTACTGGAAAAGGAGCTGGACGATTTAAAGAGCGACCTTCCTTTCATCTATGTCACCCGCGAGGACTTTATCCGGACCATGAATAACGTAGGCACCAACTTTGACAAAGTGGGTGAAAAGCTTGACAAGATATATGACCGCATGACAGAAAGGGGAAAATAAGGTTGGATGATAAAGATTTCCAGGCCAAACAAAACAAAGCCATTCGCGGTTACATCATGCGTGCGCTGGTGCGAGGTAACCAAAACACCCTGCTCTGTAAGCAAATTGTCAATGCCCTTCTTAATGATGGGCTAATCGTTTCCTCGGATATCTCCAGGTACCTGGATTATCTCAAGGAAAAGGGGTACATCCAATTTGTGAGCAAGAATGTCAACTCATACAATGTGTATCGCAATGACGGTGCCATTCGCCTAACCGCCAAAGGGGTTGACTTGATTGAAGATACAATCGGCGACCCGGGGGTTGATATCTAGTGGGTGAGCAAAGACAACGGACAAGAACAAGGTCCAGGGTAGATGATCTGCCGGAAGAGTTGAAAGTGAAAGTTGAGTCCATGCTCCTGGATACCAGTAATACTTACACGGATATATCCGAGTACCTGAAGTCCAAGGGGCATGACATTTCAAAGAGCGCCATCGGCAGGTATGCGCTGCGGACCAACAACGCCACTCAAAGACTGCTGAAGGCCCAGGAGCAAACCAGGATGCTGGTTGAGGCGATCAAGAAAAACCCTAATGCCGACTATACTGAGGGCGCGCTCTGGATAATGAGCGGCGAGCTAACGAAGAAGTTTGCCCAGGCCCAGGAGGAATGGGATGACATGCCCCTGGATAAGGCGGCCAGGGTAATGGTGGCCCTCTCCAGGACTAAGATTTACAAAGATAAAGTCCGGGCTGACCTGGCGGAAAAAGCTAAAATTGCCCTGGCGGAATTTAAGAAAGAAGTGTATGCAGAGCTTGAAGGCGTGGAGCCTGAACTGTGTGAAAGGTTGATCCAGGTGGCCAATAGAGTGGCTGAAAGACTGGAGGCTGATGAATAATGAAATGGTACGTACTCCACGTAATGACTGGGGAAGAAACAACCGTCAAGGATAAACTGCTTCGAGACCTTCCTGGCACAAATGCCCTGGTACCCAGGAGAAAAATTAAAGAACGACACCGGGGTATCTGGAAGGAAGTCATTAGAATCCTTTTCCCGTCCTATGTTTTTGTGCAAATGAAGCTGGATGAGAAAAACTATTATGCGGCCAGGGGAATACCCGGTGTCTTCAAATTTTTAGGCCCTAACGGACCGGCTGCGGTGCCGGACAATCAAATGGCCAATGTCTTGCGGTGGTGCGGCGGTGAAGAGCTGGTCGGACTATCTAGAATAGAGATTGGCAAGGAGATTAAGGTCATAGATGGCCCGTTAAAAGGCATGGAAGGCCAGATTATTAGGATCGACAAACGTAAAGGAAGAGCAAGGGTCAAGATAACCCTCTTCCAGGAAGCAAAAGAAATTGACCTTGGGATTGAAATTATTCAAGCATCGGAGTAAAGCGGCACCTGTTTCGGCGGGGCCGGGGAGCTTCGAGAACAGACAAAAGCCAAGACCGCACTTTTGAGAATAAAGTGCCGGATGGCGAAGCTATGCCCAAGGACGGAGGTAGTTAAGTGAGCATTTTACAAGACTTCAGGGAACGAAACCTGGAAACGCACCAGGGGGCAAAAGAGCTGAAAATGCTCATAGAGGAATACCTCAAGAGGGACTCTTCGCCGGAGCGCTTACAGCTATTACAAGACTACCGGGACGGGAAGCCTCTGACCGGTAGACACGGGATAAGAAAAAAACTCGGAGCCATCGACCTGGAATACTTCGGGAAGGCATACTTCCCCCACTACTTCAGCCGGGAAACTCCTAATTTTCATAGGGAACTGGATACGATTTGGAAAGACGGGGTATTGAAGAACCTGTCTGCCCTTCTCAAGGAAGTTGGCAAAACAATAAGCAAAATGCCGGGGTGCAAACGTGGAATGGCGGCACCCCGCGGACATGCCAAGTCCACCAATTTCACCTTTAAGGATACCATCCATGCGGTCCTTTGCGAATACAAGCACTATGTCCTAATTCTTTCCGACTCATCTGATCAGGCGGAAAGCTTCCTGGAAAACATCCGGGAAGAAATGGAGGAAAACGAGGCTATTCGCGAGGACTTCGGCGACCTGGTGGGCAAGGTTTGGCGCAATGACGTGCTGTTAACCTCTACCGACATCAAGGTGGAGGCTATTGGTTCCGGGAAGAAAATCCGGGGCCGGAAACACCGCAACTGGCGGCCGGACCTGATTGTCCTTGACGATATTGAAAATGATGAGAATGTCAGGACGCCGGAGCAAAGAAAAAAGCTGGAAAACTGGTATTTCAAGGCGGTCAGTAAAGCCGGTGACAGTTACACCGACATTCTTTATATCGGCACCCTGCTTCATTACGACAGCTTACTGGCTAAGATATTGAAAAACCCTGGTTATAAGACCGTCAAATACAAAGCGGTCATTTCTTTTGCTGACCGACAAGACCTTTGGGATCAGTGGGAAAAGATTTTCACTGACCTCTCCAACGAGAACCGCGAAGAAGAAGCACAGGACTTTTTTATGGCCAACCGGGATGAGATGCTTAAAGGCACCAAGGTGCTTTGGGAAGACAAGCTCTCCTATTATGATTTAATGGTGACCAGGGTGATTGAAGGAGAAGCTTCCTTCAACAGTGAGCTGCAGAACGAACCCATCAATCCAGAGGATTGCCTGTTTAACGAAGAATGGTTCGACTACTTCAATCCCTTGGAAATCGACTTCTCAGAGGGCTTTGAGTTCATCGGGTTCGTGGACCCGTCCTTGGGCAAGAAAAGGACCAGCGACTTCAGCTCCATTATTACCATTGCGAAGCACAAAAAGACCGGTTATATGTATGTGTTGGATGCTGACATCGAGCGCCGCCATCCCGACCGGATTATTACCGACATCCTGGAAAAGGAAAAATGGCTGCGCTTAACCTTTGGCAAGGGATACAGCAAGTTTGGCGCAGAGACAAACCAGTTCCAGTGGTTCCTCAAAGAGCAGTTGGCCAAAGCCAGCGCCGAAGCGAATATCTACCTCCCTATTGCGGAGGTCAATCAGACAAGCGACAAGATTATGCGAATTCAGACGCTGCAGCCTGATCGTCAAAAACAAGTACATCAAGTTTAACATTCGCCATAGGGTGCTGCTGGAGCAGCTTAAATACTTCCCGATGGCGGCCAACGATGACGGCCCGGATAGCCTGGAAGCGTGCCGGACACTGGCAAAAGCTTCGGGCACCTTCGGATTCAGGACTGCTCAACGTCTTTAAGGGGCTGAGAATATGGAAATAGTCAAATGGCGTGAAAAAAGCCGTGGGTGAGATATCGAAAATCAGGAACGCGATCAGCTTCACCTTCGGGGCAGGCACCAAATACACCCTTGATTCCAGTAGGGTTGACTACGGCCTGGCCCGGTCACTTTACGACAACACGGAAGACAGGTACAAGCTGGGGGCAGGTTTTTGCAAGCCGATTATCAACGCCAAGGCTGGATTTATGGGGGTGCCATCATACCTGACCGAGGATGAAGAGGCCAAGGAAGTGCTGGATAACTTCTTCAACTCCAACAAATCCAAAATGGGAGGAACAAATAAAAAGGCGCTCCTGGAGGGAGACTGCTTTGTCTGGATCACCAGGGAAGAAACGGACGCCATCCTTTACCCGGAGACCAAGACCAGGCTTGTATACAACATCATCCCCAACGACGGAGGTTATCCAGGTTATTACGCAACCCCATCAGCAAAGACGGTTGAGGGGTTATGTGCTGCAATCGAATCATGAATGGGTTGACGAAAACGGCGGCAAGAGAAAGACAAAGGTTACCCAAAAAATAACGGCCAGCAAACGCACCATCAAGCTTGAAGGTGATGCGATACCGGGGCTAGATAGTCAAACCGAGGAAACAAACCCCTGGGCCTTTATCCCGATAGTTCATTTCAAAAACGAGGCGGATGAAACAAGGCAGTTCGGACAAAGTGAGCTGGAGCCGATTGAACCGTTTTTGAAGGCGTATCACGATGTAATGCTGCACGCTCTCCAGGGGAGCAAAATGCATTCCACTCCTCGGTTGAAATTCAGGCTTAAAGACGTGGCGGCCTTCTTGCGCAATAACTTTAACATCCCTGACCCGGCAAAATTTGCCCAGGAAGGTGGAACCATCACCCTGGACGGACATGAATTCCTCATCCTAACCGAAGATGAGGACGCTCAGTTTATTGAGGTAAAAAGCTCCATTGGCGATGCGGCATCTCTCCTGAAACTGATATTTTATTGCATTATTGATACCAGTGAAACGCCGGAATTTGTCTTCGGTGTACACACTCCTGGAGCCTTGGCCAGCGTTAAAGAGCAGATGCCGGTATTTATCCGAACCATCACAAGAAAACGAGACAACTTCACCGAGTGCTGGCAACGGCTGGCCAGAATCGTGCTGGCCATGACCGCCCAGGCCGAGGCAAAGAGTTTTAGCAGCTACGCCACAGAACTTGATTGGGAAGAAATTGACCCACGAAATGAAAAGGAAGTGGCCGACACCCTGGCTTCCATTGCCACCGCTCTTAACACCGCTGTGCAGGGTGAGTTTTTATCGGCGGATGCGGCTGCCGATTTCCTTAAGGAGTACATCCCCACCATGAAGGATTACAAGACGGAGGACCCGGAGGAAGAGGATGAGCGCATGCGCATCATTAAGAACAAAATCGAACGGGAAAGACTGGCTGACGGTGCCTTGAATATCGAGGAAAAGAAGGAAATTGAAACTGAGCTTGCTGGTGAGGCCGCATGACGATAAAGCGCAAAGAAGTATCCGAAATCAAGGAAACTGCCGGTGAGTTTTTCAAGGAGGCGCTGGAAGCCAGAAAAGAATATTTAGAGCTTCGCCTGAAACAGGACGCCGAAATCAGAAAAATCTACGTCCGGTCAGCGGACCGGGTGGCTGAAGAGATTCGCCAAGGCGGCCACGCCACCTTGCGGGAAAAGCAGTTGCGGGGAATTGAAGCACAGCTCCGCAAAGAAGCGGAACGACTAAACGGAGAGCTTACCCAAAAGATAGGTGAACACATCGGAAAAGGGGCCGCTGCCGGTACCGGGCACAGCAAATCGGTGTTGATCGGTATGCTGGACAAGGCCGGGGATATACCGGAAGTCACAACAAAAATCACAAAGTCAGGCGTGGGGCAAATGTATTTCCGGGTTAACAAGCAGGCCGTGGAGGCTGTGTGGGAGCGAACCCATAAAGGGCTAAAGCTTTCCGACAGGATATGGAACACCTCTCAGGAGACCAGCCAGGTCATGGCCAATATTATTCAGGATGCCGTGGCCAGGGGCCAGGATGCTGTTACCACGGCCAGGATGTTGGAGCAATATGTGCGCAAAGGAGCCAATGAACTGGCCAAGCACTATGAAGGCATGGTGGACCGCATGAAAGGCAGGGTTCCCGGAGATATCAGCTACCCTGCCCTGCGACTGGCCAGGACAGAAACCACTGCCGCCTTTGGTCAGGGCACCATCAAGGCGGCCCAGGCATCACCTGCCACTATAGGCATTAAATACTGCCTTTCTGCTGCGCATGTGATCATTGACATTTGCGATGTTCTGGCGGCAGAAGATCAGGGACTGGGTGCCGGTGTTTATCCGGTGAACAACCCTCCCTTCTACCCTGCCCATCCGAACACGCTCTCTTACCTGGTGACCGTGTCCAAAAACATAAAAGAGTTTGTGCAGGAGCTGAAGCAATGGGTTAACGACCCGAGCAGCCAGCCGCAAATAAACGGCTGGTATGAAAACGTCTATAAGCCGGAAGTTGGCCGTGGTATAATGAAAAGTGGAACAACAAAAGCGGTCAAGCCCGTGGCCAGTGCTGCCTCCCCCGATCCTCTTCTTGCTGCCGCGGTGGATAAATTTCAACCGGCCAAAACTATTAAAGAGGCTGAACGGTTTGCCTTAGAAAATAACCTGGCGGACGTTGCAGATTATTCCGGGGTGCTGTTGGAGGTGGCCAATGAATGGAACCAAGCCATCCATGATACGCTGGAGCAGTTCCCGGAATTAAGGGAAAACATCCAATTTGTTGGAACCATTCAAGCCCGGAATGAATATGACCTTGCAGAAGTACAACATGTCACTGGGCATGGTGAACCCCAGGACCCTGGCTGTTTCAATCACAGACCCCAGGGGGGAAGGTTTTAAAGGGGTGACGGTCAACAGGACCTTTGGAAAAGACTTGAAACGGTTCAAGGCTTCTTTGGATTATAATGTGCAGAGTAAGCAAAAACCGGTGGGGTGCAATACCATTAAGAGCGTGATTGACCATGAGCTGGGACATCAACTGGATGTCCTGCTCAATATCTCCGGTCAGAAAAATATTATGGAGCTGTACAGCAAAGCCACCAGGGATGAGATAACCAACGGCCTTTCCATCTACGCCTGGAACAACAAAAACAGCAGCAAGATCAGGGAATTTGTTGCAGAGGGCTGGGCTGAATACAGGAACAATCCGAACCCACGGCCCATGGCCACGGAAATCGGCCAAACCATTGAAAGGAGGTATGCCGCTTGGCAGAAAACGAAACAGTAAAAACACTTAACCTGGACGAGGAAGGCGACCCGCCTGTTAAGGTTCTCCAGTGCTTTGCTTGCCAACATCTCCAGGACTATGAGGGGAAACTGACTTGCAGGGCCTTCCCGGAAGGGATACCGGACGAGATACTTTCAGGGGATTTTGATCACTCCAACGCCTACGAGGGCGACAATGGCATCCGGTTTGAGCCGCTGGAAGAGTAAAAATTTTACACGAAGCCGTAAAATTGATTTTAAGCGTATATTTTTTGCCTGGATAGGTAATGCTATAACTTTGACATTTAACCCCCGTGCTCACGCGTTATCACGGCCTTAGAGACGATTTTAAAATAAACACTTAGGTGGAAATACCGAGGTGTTTTTTAGTTTGGGATTATTTTGGTAAGGAGTTTCTGAAGGGAGGTGAAAAACGTGGCAAAACGTAAATGGTCAAAAAGAGCAGTCGGAGAAATGAGTCAGGCAGCCGGTGAGGCGGTATCCATCAATGCCATAATCACCGGCGAAATGAAACCGGAGGATATCCCCTTGGTACCGGGAGTAAACGTGGACACATTAAAAGCGGGAGACACGGAGCCGATGGAGGTAGTGGTTGAGGTCTCGGCAGGAAAGTCAAAGCGAGGCTGGTACTACAAGCCTGCAGCATTGCAAAAAATTGTAGGTGAAGTGATGTCGCAGGGCCTGACCTGGNTTTCTTGGGCATCAAAAAGACGGAGGATGTGGATACTCAATTCCCGCAACCGGTAACCCATTAGGGTGGGCGGCATCTGGAAGGATGGAAAGGCGTACTTCANGGGGGTTGTTGACAAATCGGCACCCGACCTCAAGAGATGGATCAAGTCAAAGGTTATAAAAACTGTAAGCATATTCGGCGTTCCGAAGCTACAGCAGATCGCGGGTGAAACCAATGTGGTGGATTATTTGCCCCTAAGCATTGACTGGACTCCGCTGGGCAGGGCGGGAATGCCTACAAGAATTGTTTCCGTAGGAGAGATGGACGATAATTTAGGAGGTGGACAAGACGTGAACTGGAAGGAAATACTTGCAAAACTGAACGCCATGAGACTTAACAAAGAGGTCACGGTAGCGCAAATTGTGGGAGAAATGGGGCTAACCGTGCAGCAAATAGCCGGTGAAATGGACGCCAACTGGTTAAGCGAGGCAACGAAGGCGGTTGAGACGCTGGGCAAAGTCAAGGAGGCACTGGGCGTCACTGGTGAGATGGATGTGCTTTCCCTGGCCAAGGAAGCAGCGACAGCCCTGGACGAAAAATATAAAGCCGATCACACTAAACTTATTGATGAGGTTGTGAAGAAAAAGGTCGCCGGTGAAATGGCGCAAAACCTGGTAAGGAAAATGCTCAGTGTTCCCGATGATGTAACAAAGGAGCAGGTTGCGGGAGAAATTGACAAACTCCTTGCAGATGAGACTATGAAAGAAACCTTCAGCAAGCTTCATATCGACAAGCCAGCAGGCACTGGCACATCGAATGCAGCCGACAAAAACAAGGGCGGAATGCTCAAGGCAAGGACGGTGTCTATATGAGTTCGCTGGTCAAGCTCAATCCCCAGTCTCAGACTTTCATGAGCAGGGATCAGGGTGGATGGTTTGAAGCCAAGACTGTCACCCAGCAAGGCATTGTGGACAACAAAGCAACTGTGCAACCAGGGCCAAAGGTGTTAAGTCAAAATCCCACAGCCGCAAGCAATGCGGTAAAAATCCTGTATTAAGGAGGCGTAAAAAATGGGAAGAAAAGTTGCTGGTGCTGCATCGGTAAAGGTAACCGTGCCGGTCAGTACGACAATTGAAAAAAGTAAGTTCTACCTGCTGAATGGATTTTTTGGCATGGCTGTCCAGTCGGTTGCCACGGACGGAAGCACAACTGCCCAAGTAGTGCTTGAAATTGATCAGGCAGAGTACGAAACAAGCCAGATTACTGTGGCGAATGCTTTTGCCAAAGGTGATGCGGTATATTGGAACGATGCAACAAAGCTTTTAACAACACAGGCAAATCCTGACGCGAACGGTAACCCTCAAAACAGGGTTGTCGGAAGAGTAAGCAATGCAAAGGATGCCAACAATGTAATTTGGTTCGTTTTAGGACCGCAAATACAGGCGCATTAATGGAGGTGCAATAAATGTTGAAGGTATATAGCGTTGAAACGCTTAGAGCCGAAAGGCGCACAAGAAACATTGAAGTAGCTGTGCCGTACACTATAAACGGCGAAATGAAAACAGTTACAAAGAAGATCGTAAACGGCGAAATGGAAGTTTACGACCTGGACAGGCCGATTGGTGAAATGATAACCACCCCGGCTGGACTTGATAACCTGGTTCAGAAGTCTGTTATTGACCTTGAGCTTGGGAGAGAGGATGTACCTGTTCTCTATACGCCTATTTACAGGAAACTGGAGGACCCAAACTTTTCCGAGCATGTGGACATTTCCCCGTTTACCAATGCGCAGGTCGTGTTCCTGGAGCACATGGAGCTTGAAGATGTAAAATTTGGCTCCAGGAAGGTGGGAGCTAAAGATACCATCCCTATTATCACATACACGGCGGGTCTTGAATGGACTGAGGACATGGTGATTTATGACAAGACATGGGAAATGACAGAGGCGAACAGGTCAATGGGTGAGGGTATACAATGCCCGTGTTGAATCACATTCACCTCTACCCTATCATCAGCTTCAACTATGCCGCCAAGAACAAGACTGCTGCATCGGATGGAGGCAATACGCTGCTTGAGAAGATGAGAAACACTTTAAAGGCTGCGCTTGTTCATGCATCCCAAGACAAGAACACCGACACAAAGGCTCCCAGGAGACCCAATATACTGCTGGCGCAATCCAGTAGGAGATGGGATATTGAGGAGTGCCTGCAGAGGATGCAGATCGGCGGGACCATCTACCCGGCAATAAGCCAGATAGACACCCTCATTTTCTATGACGGCTGGAGTGCGGCTGTTGGAGAAAAGACGTATACTTATGGCGGTGTTAACGCAGACAAGGCTTACTTGATAGAAGGCCAGAAATATTTCCGGGAGCTTGTGAAGCATGACCTGAAAGTTGACGCAACCGGAGGCGACCTGAAAAGGCTGGTAGAAAATGCTGTGGTTGGAAGAGTAAGGCGCGGTGTGGTAGCTTCTACCGGCAAACGCCGTTGAAGAAATAACGCTGCCCTCATAAGGTTGGTGGTTTAAGTGAGTAAATGCATAAACTGTACCTGGTATCCTTGGAAACCGGGCACAGATTTATCTTTACTGCCGGTAATGAAGTGTCACCCTGATCTGCCAACTAAGAAGTGGTCGAAAGAAACGGCCACAACCGAACATGAATGTCAGAAGTTCAAGGCGGCAACGAAAGATGATCATGACGCCGAGACTAAGAACCAGGCCAAAGAAACCAGCAAACGAAACAACACCGGCAAGAAGAAGTGAGTATCATTTTAACGGGTTTTCTCAAAATAGTTGACAAAGGATGAGTCAGGGGTCGGTCGCTCCTGGCTCATCTTTAGGTTAAGGGCGGTGGTAAGATGCTACCTTCAGAAGAGCTAAGAAGCAAACTGCGCAAGATGCTCAACGAGACAATACCTGAAGGCGGAAGTGAAACCGATACAAATTTTGCTGATTGGGAGTTAAACGACCTGCTGGCACCGGCCAACAATATCTATATTGCAGCATCCATGGGCTGGACCATCAAGGCCGGTCTTCTGAAAGAAAGAATTGAAAATTACAAGGTCGGCCAGGAAAGCTATGACAAAACCAGCCTGAAAGATATGGTTGATTTTGCGTTAAAGATGGCCAAGCAATACACCGAGATGGGCAAGGAGCCGGGCTTCACCGGTGAAACAAAAAGCGGCTTAATCCTCAAGATGAAGCCACCGGAGGTGTTGTAATGGAACCGGCTGAACGCAAAGAACATATCAAGTGGAATATCATGCAAAACCCCGTAGACATCACCATACAGCGCACAGAAAAAATAAGGTCCGGGGGCGGCTTTAATGAGCTGCAGTCTACAGTCGGACCGATGACGGTGAGGATTTTCCAGCAAGGCTTCGGTAGAGATGCGGTCAAGTCGGATACTATCGGCACCAAAGAAGTTAGCGGCATGTATACCCTTTTAGCTGATGCGGAGGCTGATATCCAGGCCGGACCCAATATTATTGACCGTTTCCAGGTTGAAAACTACGGCAGCTTTCAGGTTAAAGCGGTTTATCCACAGATTACCAAGGGGGTTGTTTGTGGCTACCAGGCCGACATCGAGAAGGTGAAATAATATGTCGATAGTCGATGGACCAATGAGAAGGATTGAACTTAATAAAGCGGCCACCTTCCTCATGGCGCAAGAATTTGCCGGAAAAATGGAGAGTGAGGCCAAACAAGGAGCGCCCTGGACGGACCGAGTGACTCATGCACGCCAGGGCATTCATGGCGGTGCGGAACATGACCGGGACGAAATCAACATCTATCTTGCCCACGGCGTGGAATATGGTGAACACCTTGAAGAAGGAACTAACCCCCATGAAATCAGACCAAAAAGAAAAAAGGCGCTTTCCTGGCCAGGGGCAAGCCACCCGGTGAAAAAAGTAAATCATCCAGGCTCCAAAGCTTACCCAATTATCGGTCCCACAGTAGATAGGAATTACCCGGAAATCAAGGACGCCCTCAAAGAAATCTGGTCATAAGGAGGTGAAGCATGCGAAACGGGATCAGGCAGCAACTCATAGAACGGGTTCAAGGGATATCTGACAGGGTTTTTGAGCCGCACGCTGCAGGAGCCGATACAGAAAAGCCCTACCTGGTTATTGCCCAGGGAGTAGACACTGAAGAAAGCCAGTGGGCCGGATACCGGAGGATTATTGAAGTATGGCCATATCTCTCAAGAAGCAGCTTTGCTAAGGTTGATGCCACCTCTAAAGAGGTTGTGTCTGCCATGGATGGCCAGATTATTAGCGACCTGGAAACTGGAGAAGTTTTTACTTGTACTTACCTGGGCACTGTTGGCCCGGATGTGGTTGACGAAGACTGGGATGCCATCACTAGAGGGTTGCGGTTTGCGGTTCTTGCGCTGCAGCCGATGCAGCAAGAAGAAACATATGAGAATGATCCCTGGGTGGAGGCGGTTGCCGCCTTTACAGAAGCTGCCCTGGGAACCTGGAATGTATACCGGAACCGTTGGCCGACCGGATACGCCAGACCATCCGTCATGTGGCGGTTGGAAAACGTGGAAATGAAAGATGCCGGAAGCGCTAAAATTGAAGTGATCAAGACTCTTGTCGGGCATGTGTTGGGCACAACCCCGAACCATCAAATGCAGGGCATAGCCTTGCTTATGGAGTCGGTGGCCAGCAGTATAAAAATTCCCCTGGACATCCTGGAACGAAGATACATGACGGTTCGCCAGTCCGGTTCAAACATAAAAGCGGACGCTATCACTGCCGGGCAAATCAAACTGGTTGTCAGCCGGTTAACGGGCAAACCGCAGGAAGAGTTTGCGGTGATAAACCGTGTTTACTCAAGACGGGAAATGCTCTCGTAAAATAAAGGTGAAAGGAATGATTTTATGGACAAAACAACGGCTAAAACGGAGGCCAAAGCGACACCGGCAGCGCCTGAAGAATATCCCATTGGCGGGTTGGTTGCCAACTCAGAAGCGCTTTTCGGGGTCATGCCGGAGGTTGTTATTGGCGCACTGTATGGAAAAAAGGCTGATGATAAGCTAACCAAAGAGGATGTTAGCAACGCCATTAAACAATTCAAGAAAAGGAAGGTGAAGTAATATGGCAAGTGGCACTTGGCAGCCCAGTGACAAGCCCAAGCGCCCCGGTTTTTATATGCGGTTCATCGCTGCGGCCCTGGCCAGGATTCAACCTGGAGCCAGGGGGATTGTGGCCATGCCGGTGAAAGCCAACTGGGGTCCCAAGAAACAGGTAGTTGAAATAACGAGCGAAAAAGACCTCACCGATATCCTTGGGCACCGACACGGAGGGGAGTTTTTACTGCTTATACCTGCGTCAGGCTGTGTTTGTTAGGGCAGCCAAAAACGATACTGGTTTATTCGCTGTCGGACGGCTCTGAACAGCAAGCATCTATCATTCTAAAAGACACGAATGTGGCTTCGGTTGATGTATTGAGGTTAAAAACAAAGCATCCGACCGCCAGGAATTTTAAGGTGACTGTAATGACCAACATTCTAGATGAAAACAAACATGATATTGTCCTGTTTGAAGGCTCCAAACAATTATTTGTCTACACTTTTAAAAAAGGGACTGACATGGTTGATAACGCCCTGGCCGCCATCAATGACAACAAAGATAATGAGTGGCTGGTGGCTGAGAAAATTATAGCCGGAAATGGTACGCTGGAGGCTGTTTCCTCACAGAATTTAACTAGCGGAAATGCTGGGGTGACCAACATAACCAATACGGATTATGTCAATGCCATGACTGCTTTGGAATCAAGACTCTTCCACGGGTTCACTCTGGACGGTGTGACGGATGCGTCCCTGCTCTCTTCCGCTAAAGCCTGGGTTGAAAGATTGCGCAGCGAAGGCAAGAAGATTATTGGCTACTTTGGGAGCGATGCGACAACGGACGAGGATATTAACAACGCCATCACCAGGTCTAAGGCATGGAACTATGAAGGGATTGTTAATGTGGGCGTCAGCGGCGAACTGGACGGGGCCTGGTACCCTTCTGCTCTTGTGGCCTGCTGGGTTGCCGGTAAAGGCACAGGACAAGCATTGAAGGAATCCTTAACGTATGCCGTGGCCCCTTTCACCGATGTATCCCCGAGACTGACCCACAACCAGGTGGTGGCTGCTCTGGCTGCCGGTGTGCTGGTGCTGGTACACGATGGCGAAAAAGCGGTCATCGAGCAGGGAATAAATACCCTCTCTTCTCTCCGGGAAGGCACGGACAACCAGTGGAAGAAGGTCAAAGTCATCCGCATTATAGATGCTATCGACATGGATACCGCGAAGGCTGGCTATGACAGCTATATCGGGAAAGTCCTGAACAATGATGATGGGCAGACGGCTGTTTTGACGGCCATCAAGAAGTATTTTGAAACACTGGTACCGAACCTGTTGGACCCGGCCTTCACTGTTGAGGCGGATGCAGACTTGCAGCAGAACGCTGAAAATGATGAGTTCTTCTGGAAGTACAGCGCCAAGATCATCGACAGCATGGAAAAAATCTATGGTACCGGATACCTGAGATAGGAGGCGAGATAAATGGGAAACAGACTGGCCGACAGAGCTATTCACGGAAGCTTTGGCAAGGTCTTTATTGACGGGCAATGGGAAACCAACTTCAACGGCCTGGAAGCTAAAGTGGACATGGAAAAGATTGAGCTGAAATTAGCCGGGGACCGCTGGACCCGGCATAAGCGAGGTAATTTAAAAGGCACCTTCACTATTTTCGGCCTCAAAATGACTTCTAAGATGATCCAGAAAGGTTTTGATGACTTTGAAATCATCAGTAAGCTGGATGACCCGGAAGCATACGGCCATGAGAGAATCAGGCTAAAAAACTGCATTGTTGGCAGTTTGACACTGGCTGGCTGGAAGGCCGGAGAGATTGTGGAGGAAGAAATACTCGGCACTTTTGAAGAATACGAACTGCTTGATTCAATTGAAGAAGAATAAAACGGAGGGATAATAATGGCCGAAGAGCAAGAAAAAGAAAAGGAAATCCTGGAACCTACCTTAAATGAGCCGGTATCCGAAATGACCGAACAGAATGTTCTGGAGAAGCTCCTCAATGTTGACACCGTACCCACAAAAACAGTACCTTTTGAAACGGATCGGCATCCCGGTGACTTTAAAGGGGCTGACCAACAAAAGGGTCTCCAACATCAAGAAGGAATGCACCGAGATTGTTAAAAGGCGGGGCAAGCAGTCTAAAGAGATTAACGAAGAGGACTTTGAAACATCTCTAATAGCAGCTTCTACGGTGAAGCCTGACTGGGGCAACACGAAACTAATGGAAAAGTATAATGCCTCCCGCCCCATCGAGGTGATCAAGAAAATCCTGTTGGCCGGGGAGATGTCACTGTTGTCCGACATTGTCCTGGAGCTTTCGGGATTCGATGACGAGCTTGAGGTTATCGACACAGTAAAAAAGCCATAAGCCAAGGTGGCATCACCACCCTCTTATACCAGCTTTGGACAAGACATAACGTGTGGCCCAGTCGATACTGGAGCGCTCCACGGGGTGAGCAGCTATTGATAGCTGCTTTTATTGACAAAGAAATTGAGGAGGAAGAAAAACAGCGGGAGGTGAAAGGACGTGGCCGATAATGAATTCGTACAGGGTTGATGTGGTCATTGACGTCCAGGGCGAAGAAGACACCCGCAGGTCCTTAAACCGGACGCAAAGAGTGATTAATCAAACCGAAAGAAGAATAAGGCTGCTGGACAGAGTCATGGCCAGTCCCGTGGTAAGGATCATTGATCGTGCGTCCAGACCCCTCAACGACCTAAGTAAAAAAATCACTGACTTTGCCAAAAATGCGGCAAAGAAGCTGGCTATCGCAACCACTGTCGCTGCTGTAGCAGTTTCCGGGTTTGCGATAGCATCCACCAATGAATTTGTCAAGTTCGAGCAAGGCATGAATGAGGTATTTACCCTCATGCCTGGCATAACCCAAAGCGCCATGGATAACATGAGCAAGGAAGTAAAGCAGTTTTCCAAAGATTTTGGCGTACTGCCTGAAAAAGTCGTACCGGCGCTTTATCAGTCCATCAGTGCCGGTGTCCCGCCTGACAATGTCTTTGACTTCATAGCCACAGCTCAAAAGGCTGCGATTGGCGGTGTTACCGAACTGGAGACGGCGGTTGACGGTATTTCATCCGTGGTGAATGCCTATGGCGCTGACGTTGTTTCGGCTGCCCAGGCTTCAGACTTGATGTTTACTGCCGTCAAACTTGGAAAAACGAATTTTGAACAGTTGTCGGGCAGCTTGTACAATGTAATCCCAACGGCTGCAGCGCTAGGGGTAGAATTTGGTGACGTCACGGCGGCCATGGCCGCGATGACGGCGCAAGGTACTCCCACCTCTGTGGCCACCACGCAGATGCGGCAACTCCTGGTTGAACTTTCTAAGGATGGCGGCAAAGCCGCGCAAATGTTCCAGGATATGGCTGGAAAGACCTTTAAGCAGTTTGTTGCCGAAGGAAACAATGTCCAAGATGCCCTGCGGTTGATGGAAAAGGCTGCCGGAAAGTCCGGGGTGGGCGTTAACGACCTGTTTAGTAGTGTGGAGGCTGGAAACGCTGCCCTTGCTCTAACGGGCAAAGGAACTGAAACCTTTGGCAATGCGTTAAAAGAGATGGTCAGCTCCACGGGTGCCACTGATGCAGCTTATGCACGGATGGAAAAAGGGTTAGGCCGTAGTTTTGAGAAGATTAAAGCCAGCTTTAAGGTGCTCATGATTGATGTCGGGGAAAAGTTTGCACCTATTGTCTATGAGTTGGCTGAAGTTTTTCAGGACAAGATGCCAGCCATTCAAGCTGCTGTTGAAAGAGCTGCGGAAAGTATTACTACAGCTTTTAAAACGGTAATTACTATCGGCAAAGGGATTATTAAGGTATTTTCCGGTGATTCTGCTGAGGGTCAATCAATCCTGGAGACCATCATGCCAGCCAGCCAGGCGGCTAAAGTGATTGCGGTTATTGAAGCATTGAGCAGTGCCTTTGATGGCTTGATGAGTATCATTGGTTTTATTAAAAGGAACTTCGACATAATTGGCCCGGCGATAGCTGCGGTTATAGCGACCATAATCATTCCTTCTTTCTATGCTTGGGCAAAGGCGGCATGGAGTTCTGCCACGGCTACTATTACAGCAACATGGCCCGTTTTGGCATTGTTGGCTGCAGTAGGATTGGCCGTTGCGGCTTTAATGTGGGCCTGGAGGAATAATTTTGGCGGCATCCAGGAAAAGACCAAAGCGGTTATAGGTTTTTTGAAGCCCTACATTGAAGGGGCGATCTCTTTTATAATAAACCTATTTTCGCAAATGGGTCAATACATCGGTGAAGTCATGCCGATGATACTCCAGATTATTCAAGGAGTATGGGGTGTTATTAGTGCCGTTTGGGAATTTCACTTAAGAACTATATTTGAGGTTCTCAAGCTAGTGTTCCTTACTATTTGGGATATTGTCACTGTGACACTCAATAACATCTGGAATGTAATTGAAACGATAACCGGTATTATAGCCGGTATATTCAAGGTCATTCCTGCAGCTTATAACGGGAGACTTCAGTGGAGCCTGGGAGACTATAAAACAAACCTTCTTTAGTGCTATTGAAAACATCAAGAATATTTTTGAGGATTGGATTGCCGGTGCTTTAAAGATTGGCACAAATTTTGTCAAAAACATCATTGATGGATTCCTGTCAATGTGGGAAAACCTTGAAAAAACCGCAAGTAAAATATGGGACAGTGTAACGGGTATCTTCAGTAAAAAATCAAAGGTTTCAGTGGATGTAGAAGCAAAAGCATCGGGAAGGAATGTGACGGAAACTGTAACCCGACACGCAAAAGGAGGAATCCTCACCAGCCC